GCTTGTCCTAATCCTAATTGACCTTGTGATAACATCATTTGGTTTTGTAAATCTGCTTGTCTTGCAGCTTGTGCTTGAGTAAATCCTTGTGCTTGTAATTGTGCTTGAAGTGCTGCTCTATTTCTATCTGATTGTGTTTGATATTCTGCTTGCATAACACCTTCACGACCACCACCAAAACCACCAAGTGCTACAGCTTGATCAGATATAGCTTGTTGTCTTTGTGCTGCTTGTCTATCAAATTCTGCTAATGATGTATCAATAACTTGTTGTTGATATGGCGACATATAAGATGCAATAGAACCTGTTCCAGTTCCTGCACCTGTTCCAGTCAACCCTGCTGCAGTTCCAAGTCCTGTTCCTGCTGCACTAATAAATGGAGACACTCCACCTAATGTTGTACCAGCTTGAGTTAATCCTGTTCCTGCTGCTCCTATAAAAGGTTGTGCGCCTGCAGTTGTTGTTCCTGCTGTGCCTAAAGCTGTGCCTGCTCCCGTTAATTCTTGTCCTGCAACTCCTAATCCTGTTTGTGCTAAACCTAATCCTGTTCCAGCTGTTGTTGCTGCTTGTTGTGCTGCTGTAACAAATGGTTGATAAGATCCAATACCAGCCCCTGTTAATGCTGTTGCTTGTTGTTGTAATGCTGTTTGATCTGCAACTGATGGTGCAAATTTAGTTGTATCAAGTGGTACTGCTGTAGCAGCCTTTAATTGTTTTGCATAATCTGTACCTAAATCTTCTATAAACTGTGCGGGTAATGCTCGTGTTTCTGTTATTGCCATTATAATACTTCTCCAAGTCTTTGTTGTGTTGCAAACATTGCTCTTGCACCAGATAATCCTTGTGATTCTTTAGATACTTTTCCACCTTGTTCTAAATTTTCCATCATGTTTTCCATGATTTCTGCTCCTTTATCTATATCTCCGCCTCCTGCATTTCTAACAGCATCTGCAGTAAATACAAATTCATTTTTTGATAATCTAGCTGGTACATCATCAGCTCGTTCTTGTCCACCTATTGGTACAAATCCACCAGTGTTTCTATAATCTTTTTCCATACCACCCATGTCCATCATACCACCTTCTTGAGCCATCATTCTTGGTTGCATACTCATCATAGGATTCATTCCACTAGCCATCATAGAATTTATTCTACTAGCCATCATAGGATTTATTCTACTAGCCATCATAGGATTCATCATGGGTCTTGGTCTTGGCATTTGATCTGGTTGCGTTGGAGCAGGTGTTTCATCATCAGAAAATGATTGTGAATTTTGTCCTTCTATACCTGCAGTTATTGGAGGTAAACCTGCGCTACCACCAAAAGCTAATTTTTTATCTTCTTCATCATCGTTAGTTTTATATAATTCAGTTAATGCTGCAGATCTTAAACTAGATAAACCACCATCATCATAACCTATTCTTCCACCTTGAGCTTTACCTGTTGTTTGTAGTTCTTTAAGTATTTTTACAAAATCTTCAATACTCATAGGTTCAATACCTTCATTTATCATGTCTTGAGCATATTTCATGTACATATTAGCATAGTAATCCGGACCTTTTGCATCAACCATCATAATACCAGATGGTTTTTCTTTTCTACCGTAAAAATCATCAGGACTTAAATCTGCATCATCAGGAATTAATAAAGGTCCATCATCATAACTAGAATCTTGATCATCTGCATCTGCATCATCAGGATCTCCTCCATTAGAAAACCCTATTCTACCACCGTTAGCTGAATATAATCTTGTTCCTGGTAAACCCATAAAACGATAATCTGAATCTAATTTATTTAATCGAGCTAATCTAGCTATGTCATCTAAAGATAATCCACCAGTAACATCTTTAATACTTGGACCTGTGCTAGCAGTTTCTACAGTATTATCTAAACTTTCTTTTGGTTGAGCTGCTGTGTACCCTCCTGCAATAATTGCAGGTCCTCCTATATAAGCTGCTGTTTTTAATAAACTAGGTTCTGTTGTTTTTTTTAAACCTTCAAGAGCAATTTTTTTTAAACCTTCAGGAAGACTAGCTAATTTTTCTCCTTCAGATAAAATTCTACCAAAAGAATCTATATTTCCTGTTGGTTTTAAAGCTTTACCACTTACTTCAAAAATATCTTTTGCTGTAGAAGCATTATCCAAAAAAGGAATTTTAAGTTCACTTATTCCACCACCTGGTGTTGTTCCACCCGGTAATAAAGTTTTAAAAGCACTTCCAGTTGCTCTTAGTTTATCTAAAAAAGCTAAATCTTTTCCTGATGCTAATCTACCCATAAAACTACTAGGATTAGCCCTAGGAAAATATTTTGCTGCAGCTTGAGGTCCATAATATATTGCAGCTGCCATTAACGCTGCTTTACCTATTGGGCTTTTTAAAATTTTTTTAACTGGTTTTGCTACAGCTTTAACAGCTTTTTTTGCCATTTTTATTGGATTGAAACTGCTAAAACTTCCCCCAAAATATCCTTTTCTTCCAGTTGCACTATCCATAATACCACCGAAAGCTGCAGGAATTCTTCCGCCTTCAGCCATGCCTGACATAGCTTGTAATCTAAATTCTTCAAAAGACATTGGGGTAAGTCCTTGTTCTTCCATTTCAAATACGTATTTTTGATATTCTTCTACTAGTAAAGGATCGGCCATTGCCATTTGTTGTGGTGGTTTAGGTCCTTCATTACCTGAGTAAGTAATATTTGGCGCGCCAGTTTCTAGTGATTCTAATCCTGTTTTCATATAATTTTTTATGTTAATTTTAAAAGCAGGATTTTAACCTGGGGTTATTAATAATACTTGTTTTTATCAAGTAAATCAAGCCTATGATGTAACTTCTCTAGGTTTAATTTCTAGCGCAGATACGACTACATGTAGCCTATTTGCGGTTGCTGCAGTGACTTTTAATACTTCACTTTCCTGTAAAACTAAAGGTGCAGATAATAGCTCTGTTGTTGCATTAGCAGATATTGCTTTAGTTTTAAATAGACTAAAAACAGCATCAGATGTATCAGTTATAGTTACAGTTATGGTGTCTGCATTACCAGAATCTTCTGATACTAGTATTGATTTTATAACAGCTGTAGTAGCTGATGGCACAGTATACAATGTTGTAGCACTATTACTTGTTAAATCTGCTTTTTTATTTACAAATGTATTTGCCATTATGCCATGAAGAAAGCAACTGCTTCTGCTTCGTCTTTTAAATCTTGTTGATAAGTAGTGTTTAATTTTTGCACAACACTATCTACATCTCTAACAAATGATTGTTGCACTTGTTGATCGTATTTTTCTAAAGGTTGTGTTAATGATTGTACTATTCTTGCCATTATCTTCTACCATCCGGTTGTATGTCTAATCTAAATGTTCCTAGTTTCCAAAATTGACTTGTGCTTGTGTTATCTACTTTTAAAGATATTGATCTAGCACGTGCTCGTGTGTCAACTTTGTTTGTACTACTTGATATAGTAAAAGGTCCTAATGTAGAACTAGCTTGTGTTTGATTAGGAAAGTCTCTTAAATTTAATGTAATTCTAGTATCACCTGTTTGTGATAAAAAATCTGGTAATACTCTTCTAATTTTCATCATAAACTCACCATCATTACCTGCGCCTGCTAATCCACCTTGTGCTCCAATATCAAAATCTCCTGATTGTATGTTTGCAGTAATAGAAGATGTTGCTCCTTCTCTTATTTGATCTAACCCTGTTTCATGTTCATAGTAATAACTAACACCATCAGTATTTCCTTGTACATAAGTTGCACTTCCAGATGTACCATTAGAACTTGTATCATACTCTGATGCATGAGGTTTACCAAATACAGCAGAATCTTGCCAAGCACTTCTTGCTAGTGTACCTGTGGTCCACACAGGTCTTTCAGGTGTTGAATCTAAATAGTTATAACAAACCATTCTATTAACTGTGTTTGATCCTGAGTTAGGATAAAACCACATAACTTCTCCAAACAAGTTATTTAATCCTGCATTAATGTGTTGTTTAGGAATTGTATTAATATCATCATAAACAAAGTCTTCAACTAAACATGGTAATGATTCTAGTTTACCAGTATATCTAAAGAAACCATTTTCTGACATCCAATATGCAGAACCATCAACTTCAACGGCTGCATTCTTACCAATCAATCCACAGTTAGTACCTACTTGTTGGAATGAGAAAGTAAATGGAGCACCTACAAATCTCATAATAAACAAAGCTGTGTCGGTCCAAACGTAAATTGCATCACGACCTCTAATTGCTCCTACAATTTTTGATCCATCTGCTAGTCTTTGTGTACCTGCAGTGTTAACTGCACTAGGTGCATAAGATGTTGTTTCATCAATTGATTCTTGGTCCGAGAACCTAATATACATTTCATCTCTTGTGCTTGATGTACCAATAGTTGTTTCTGTTCCAAAAAATATTAAGTGTCTATCTGGTGCTGATACTAAAGTAAATGAAGATGCTGTTGGTGCATTTGCAAGTATTGTTGCTCTTGTTCCTGTTGCACCCGTTGGATCAGAATCCCATGTAAATGTTTCTCCACCAAATATAGTTGCAATAAGTTTATTACCAAAATTATCTAGTGACCATAAACCTGGTGCTGTTACAATATCTCCAGATGCTGCGGCGTTCCATGCAAAATAATTAGATGCATCAGTTACTGTGTCACCAGATGAGTGTGATGCAGCAGTTGTACCACTAGCACCTCTTGTCAATCCTGATAATGTTCCACCACTATTTGATGTATATGTAATTAATTCATTGTCTATAATAACTGTTCCTGATGATGCAAAAGATGTTGAACTTGCCATTGTTAAACTTGTAACAGATGTATTAATGTCTGCAGATAATGTTGATGTAAACTGTCCTTGTTTTACACCACCCCATGATCCAAGACCCCAACCAGTAGATGCTGTTTCAACTGCAGGTCCTACAGGATAATAATGTTGTACTCTAATACCACCAGATGTTGATGCACCTGATCCTGATTCATTAGATGACATAGTTATAGTTAATGTAGTATCAGTTGGTATTGAAGTTATCATAAATTTTACATCTGTAAAATCACCAGATGCAAAATTAGAATTAGTAATAGATGTAAAACTATCTAATAATATAATATCACCTGCGTTCATTCCATGAGCAGATGCAAAAGTTAATGTTACAACTGCTGATCCATTAGTTGTAGAAAAAGCAGATGTTAAAGTTGTTGTAGATTTAATAGGGTGTATGTCATAAAAAATACCACCAGAATATGCGTATAAAATTCTATTAGTTCCAAGAGCTGCATACTTAATACCAGAGGCATTAACAAAATGATGGATAGCTGTATTACGTCCTGTTAATTCAATAGAACCTAATTGTGCCCAACCACCTATTTTTTCTGGAGTACCATATCTAAATCTAACATTATCACCAGAAACCCATTGGCCTTCGCCTCCTGTTGATGTAACTTGTTTATTAAAACCTGGTGCAAATTGTACTTTTTGTAACATATAAAAAACCTATTAATAATAAGGCAGGAGATGGTGTGGTGGAATCTCCCGCCATATTATTATATACAATATTATTTAGATATTTTAAAGCCTTTAAACCATGCAGGCAACCCTAAAAATGGTCTTTTATCGTATTGGTTTTCTTTTGCTATTTTAGAATTAGCTTTGTTATAATGTAAAAATACTTGTCCACAATCTTTACCAGTAAACTCTTCTCTCCAATGTTCTAAATCACAACCAGAATAAATTAACATATCTCCTGGTTTTAATTCTATTTTAATACCGGCTTGACCTTTATTACCTGTTGGATCTAAATAAATAGGCCATGGATCACCACCTAAATTTAATGTTGTAGATATTTCACATGAATATCTATCTTTGTGTCTAGCTAATATATCTCCTTTTTTATATATTCTAGCATAAGAATATGTTTCGGATAATTTTAATCCTGTATGTTTTTCCATAATAGGTTTTACTTGTTGTAATAAAGTTTCCATTGCAATATCTGAATAATGTGAATAGGTGTTTGGAACTTGCTCATCATGCCATATTCCAAAATATTCTGTAAAAGGTGATATGTATTTTCTATCAAATAAAAATTTTGCTACGTTTCTTTTATTTAAAAAATAACTATAAACAAAATTTGCTAACTCTGGTGAAATAGCGTTTTTTAAAATAGAATATTTATTTTTTTGAAACGCCGATTTTTTTAATGACATTTTTTCCTTTCAATTGCATTTTAAATTTTAAAAAATTATCTATAAAATTTGGTCTAGTTTTTAAAGGAGTTGAATCTAATATAGTTTTAACAACAGCTTTTTTCATATCTTTATTTTGCACCTAATACTCCTTTTGGAATTGCTTGACAATTCCAATGTATAAATCTAAATGGTTCATAACCCATATCTACCACATATTGATGTGGCATATAAGAAGGAAAAAAAATCATTCTACCTGGTTTTACATCATAGTTTATTTGATGGCTTGCATAATTTATTTTACTTGTATCTTTTTCAGGTAAAAGATTCATTAGATTACCTGGTCTTGGATCTTCAAATATAGGTCTTGAAGTTTTTTCACTAGCTTTTAAAAAATAAAAACCAGATATATGTCCGTTCCAATGAGTGTGTAAAGTATGGTGTCCACCCCCGTTTTTAGCAAATTCTTGCACCCACATTTCTGTAATAAATACTTGGTATTGACTTAAATCAAAACCCATTTCTAATAATAAATTATGAGATGTTGCTCCTACATAATTTTGTAATTCTAAAAAATTAGGATCTCCTATTAAAGTGCTAGAGTGAAATACATTACCCATGTCTCCTTTATTACCAAATTTTTTATTTCTTTTATTAATATCTTTTTCTAAATTTTTTTTAGATTGTTTAATATATTTATCAGATGCTTTGTTTAACTTATTTACAAACGCAGGTTCATCTGCAAACCAAATAGGACATTTAAAATAATCTTCTCTTGTTAGTTCTTTAGGAAATATTTTTTGTTTTTTCATTTAAAAGGCCATCCTAAATTCCATATTACTAAACTATATCTTGATCCTTTTTTAACTGGACACACTCTGTGCCAAACATCTGATGGAAACACAACTAAAGATCCTTTAGGTAATATTTCTTTACATTTGACAGGTTTTCTAGGTTTATCAGGATCTAAATTTCTAAAATCAAATTCTAATTCTCCTCCTGTGTAATCTTTCTTACCTTCTGATAAAGAAACAGTTACAGATAATTTTCTTATTTTACCATTTGAGTTAGGATCATCTGGTTTATTATAAGGTTGATGCCAACTATCACAGTGCCAATTATAATATTGTCCTTTATTATATTTAGTAAATTGGCAAGCCTCACTAAAATCCCATTGAAAATTCCAACCAGCATTTTGATTTGCTTGATGAATATAGGGATGTATTTCTTTATAAATCCAACGATCATCCATCCAAACAACATTTGAATTTCTTTTCTTTTTTAAATTTTTAATTTGTTTATTATTTAATTTTTTAGGATTATATCCACCAGTAACAGCAATTTGATCTTGTAATTGTTTTCCATAACGAACAATATCGTCGCAAATTCTTAAAGGAATTGCTGATTCAAAATACCAATAATAATTAGTTAAATTCATAAACTTTCTTGTACCACAAAAAATAATATAAGTTATTTTTAACTTACAGTCAACGTTCCTGATGCTTTAAATACTGCTACTTTTTCTCCACCTGGATGTGCAGCAGTTAAATTTGTTCCTGGAGATACTGCTAATGTTGCAGCACTTGGAAATCTTACTATTACAACTCCTGATCCACCATTTCCTGCTACTGGTGGTCCATCTCCTGCACCACCGCCACCACCACCAGTGTTTGCAGTTCCAGCTTCACCAGCACCAGCACTTGGTGCAGCTTTACCACCATCTCCTCCACCACCAGATCCACCAGATCCTCCTGGATCTCCTCCAGTTCTACCTCCGCCACCTCCGCCTCCACCAGCGAAAGCTGTTATAGAAAAAGGTGTTGCACCACAATCAATTAAATTAGGTACTCCTGCACCTCCTGCTCCACCTGTATGTCCTCCTGGCGGGCCAGAACCTGCACCACCAGCTCCTCCTCCACCACCAGAACCTGATTGTGGTACACCTGCACCACCTGCACCACCATCATTTCCTTGAGGTGGGTCTGTTGGGGGAGTATTACCAGAACCTCCAGATCCTGATCCAGTTCGGCCACCACCGCCTCCTCCAGATCCTCCATCTGCTCCAGGATAATTATCATCTTGACCACCTCTACCTCCAGCGGTAGATGTAATCATTGTAGTTCCTTCTGAACCACCTGGATTAAATATTGTATTATTACCACTTTGCCCACAAGCACTTCCACATTGTGCACCTCCACCTCCAATGGTTATTGAATAACAACCTGATTCTAAAGTTAAAGCTGTTCCTCTTAACGGAGAAGGTCCATAACCAGTAGCTCTATAACCTCCAGCTCCACCGCCACCACCAGAGTTATAAGAACCAGAACCACCTCCTGCTACAACTAAATAATTTATTCCTGTATATTGTATAAATTTAGGCCATGTTCCTGCTAAAAGTGCAGTTTTATGACTTTTTAAATTCCAAACACCACTTGCTTTGTTTAATTCTTTTACTATAACAACACCTGATCCACCTGCTCCACCATTGGTGTCACCAGATCCACTAGATGCTCTAATACCTCCACCTCCACCACCGAGATTAGTTCCTCCATTAGTTCCATCGTTGTCTCCACTTCCTCCAGCGCCACCACCACCTGATCCTCCAGATCCAGCAGAACAACCTCCGCCTCCACCACCACCTGAATAACCAGTTCCATGAAAACATCCACCAGCACCACCAGCTCCGCCACCGCCACCAGAACCATTTGATCCTGCAGCTGTAGCTCCACCGCCGCCGCCACCACCAGGGCCACCGCCACTACCACCATCATTACCTTGAGAAGGACTTACAGGGGGTGTATTTCCCGACCCAGCTGATTGCGAACCATATGAACTTCCAGGTGCACCTCCACCTGAACCCCCATCTCCACCTGCGTATAAATCAGCAGCTGATCCTCTTCCACCTCCTTCTGATGTGTAAGTTGTACATCCAAATACAAATGATGAATTATTTCCATCTGCACCGTTAGATCCATTAAATACTTTTCCTGTTCCACCAGCTCCAATTGTAACTGCTCCTAAAGCTGTGTTTCCTGAAACAGGTTGACTTTCAAATTTTCTAAATCCACCAGCTCCACCACCAGCAGCGTGTCCTCCACCACCACCACCAGCGACAACTAAAAAGTCTACTAGTCTTGTGTTTGGTTGTGTAGTAACAGCACTAGGTGTGCTTGATGTTTTAGTAGAAACGGTATTCTTTCCAAAAGAAGTTTTATTTGATTTACCTATTATACCGCCATTAGTTCTAGCCATTTAAGTCTCCAATTAGGACACCCAAGCTGATCCATTCCAATCATACACTGTAGGTGTTTCTGCTGTGTCGTTAGATTTAGTTGCTTTCCAACCTTTTGTATTATCTGCTTGATAAGCACTTTCATTCCAAAAAATTCTATAAAACCAATTTGGATTTTCTTCTCCATCATCTATTACTGATGGATATGTTATTGGTGCTTTCCAATCATCACTTGAATTAAGTGACCATGAAGCATGAGGTTGAGGTATTAAAAATTTATTTTTTGATGCATTATAGACATAACCTATACCTGCATATTGTTTTCTAAAATTATTATTATAGGAAGTTTGTTTCCAAGTTCCACCACCAAAAAAATTTACACACCATGTTTCACCATCAACATGCATATCATTATCTTCTAATTTACCACCATTAGCTTCTACATCATTTCCAACTACAACTACTCTTTTAACTACTAAATGAGTGTCAGATGTAAAACCTGTTGGATCTGTTTTTGATTCTAATTCTGCAAAATGTGCCATAATTTTTTCCTTTAATATATTAAAATATTTGTCTTAAATAGTCAATTTTTATTAAAAACTCCATTCTCCTTGTTTTACATAATCATAAACTTCATTTAAACTCCATAAACCAGGTGCTCCTTTTGGACTAGCAGGTTCTTTTATAATAACTATTCCTGATCCTCCTTGTGCACCATTATAAACTCCTGGTCCAGCTGATCCACAGCCACCACCACCGCCTCCACCGCCAGTATTATTAGTTCCTGCAGTTGTACATGTATCTGAAGGGCCACCCGTTCCACCATTTCCACCGCCACCTGCTCCACCTGGAGTAATTGGTTGTGCTTCGTTTCCTCCACCGCCACCACCAGCGTAAGTTACATCTGAACCTGAAATTGTATTTGGAGCGCCAGCTCCTCCTGCTCTTGCAGGGGCTGGATTAAATGAACCACCAGGATAAGCGGATGAACCACCAGCAGCTGTTGCACCACCACCTGATCCAGAACCTTTAATATTAGGAGATGTGTCAATACCTTCACCACCAGGATTTCCTTGAGGGGGATCTGTTGGAGGAGTATTACCTGATCTTGCAACAGGTCCTTCTGCTGTTTTTGTACCAGCACCAGAACCTCCTTGTGCTAAAGGTGAACTAGCTGGAGAACCAGCACCACCACCAGCAGATGTTATAGTATTGCATCCTGCATAATTAAAAACTGAATTACTTCCTTTAGCGCCTGCTTCAGGACCACATTGTCCACCAGCACCTCCAGCACCAACTGTAATTGTATATCCTGTGCATTTTACTACTGGCACAGCACTACCTCGTAAAGGACTAGGTCCAAATCCAGATGCACGATAACCTCCTGCACCGCCACCACCATTTAAACGAAAACCACCACCGCCACCACCAGCAACTACTAAATAATCTACATTGCCTGTAATTTGAGCTGTGTAAGTTCCTGATGAATTAAATGTTGCTATTCTTGCACATACTGCTGCAGTAAAACTAAAATTTGGTCCTATAATTCCGCCATTTGCCATAGCCTATAAAACCTCCTACGCGTCGTCTAATAGTTCGTATGATACAAAATAACTTAAATCATTTGCAGCCGAAGCTGTAAAATATAATAAGTCTGTTTCATCTAAATAAATTGGATTTTCTAAAAAACTTAATGTTGCATCTGCTGGAACTGAAATAGTTTTTGCAAGATCAACATAGTTAGATCCATTATCTATACTAACTTCAATTGTAATATCAGCAGCGTTTGTGCCATCAACATTTGCAACTAAAATTGTATTTACCTTTGCTACTTTATCAGCTGGAACATCAATTGCTTCTGTTCTTGATGTGCCTGTTAATTTAGCAGCTGCATTTACTGCATTAATTGTTGCTACGTTTACTATATTTGGTGTTGCCATATTATCTCCTTTTTAACCGAATACGATCGCCATTGCAATAGCTTTTCCTACTGATGCGGCACTCGAATTTGCGTCTATATATGTTACTATTCTTGAAGCAGCAACTTTTCTGTTAGTTCCACCTGCTCCATTATCTACAATAAATAAATCAGCGTCTACAATAGCTTCTCCAATATCTGTTCCACCATCTATATCTAAATCTGCTAAAGCTATACTTCCATCCGGAAATACTGGTGTTGATTGAAAAGTTGCAACACCACTAACATTTAATGTTCCATTTAAATCAACAGCAGTTGCTGTTAAATCTATTTCATCAGTTGCACCAATAGATAATACAGTAGCACTAGAGCCCTGTATAAATTGACTTGCATCATTAAAACATAATTTATTTGTAGAATTTAAAGTTAAACCTGTGCCATCTGTGTGAGTTAAAGTAGTATCACTATCCGCACCAAAATTAATTACTGTAGAATCTGTTGTTAAATTTAAATTATCTCCAACTGTTACACTGTCATTAAATACTGCAAGACCTGCTGCTGACATATCTAATGTTAGTGCAGTAATATCTGAGCTACTGTCTGTTCCTTTAAATATAATATCTGCATCACCAGCTTGCGCATCAATTGTAATATTTCCTGAAGAAGTTGCAATCGTTACAGCTCCATCTCCTGTTCCAATATCATCCGCTG